GGCTGGTCGGGTAATAAGCTCATCCCTGTCAACGAAGTTAATGATTGACTCACCGTCTACGAAGATACCGCCGAACTCGCTATTCTCTACCGTCTGTAAGGCCTCTAGAACGTTCCTAGAGGTCCCTGGGTCGGCTTGTAAGGTACTTTGACCAGTATCTATGTTTCGAAGGCTTATAGGCCATTCTACGGCGTCTAGAAGGGCATTTACGCGCGCTCCTGAGAGTTGTCCCGCTGGAGCACCTGATACCGTGCTAATAGCCGAACCTGCAAGAAGCTTAAACGCATCTACGCAGCGAAGGGTTACGGTGCTTACGTCTTCGTTGCCTTGTCTAAAACCTGTGTCGTAATTAGTGATATAACCTGAAAATAGGTAGTAGTCCACGCCTAAATAGGTCGCGTAGATGATTATCTGGCGTAATGGTACCAAGTTAGGGTAGTAGGCCCCAGCCGTATTCATTGGGTTCCAGTCGCCGTTTTGGTCGTAAAGGACCACGTCTGCGCTACCGAACTCGAACTTAGAAGTAATACGGTTACGGCCACGTCTGATAGCTACTCGCGTTACTAGGTCAGTAACTTCGACTGGCAAGGTACCAGAACCTAGACGGTTAGTGCCTAAGATGCCTTCAGTAGCCGAACCTAAAATGAGCGGGTCGGTTTCGAATGCAGTATCGCTATCGAAATCTACGAATACACGCAGCGTAGGTGCTGGCATTAGATAGCCGTACTTCTTAGGGTAATTTGTTTACCTGAGCGTTGGTATAAATAAATCGTGTCTACTAAGGCTTCTGCCAGGTCTACCTGCGATATAACAGAACCTTCAACATTCACGTTTACGGTAACCCCGCTGCCTATCGGATTTCCTTCGGCATCTAGACCTAAACTGGCGAATAAGTCTTTTAGTGCTTGGTCATTAGCAAATTGCTCAGCTTCTAATTCAGCTTGCTTTGCGGCTAGTTCCGCTAGAGCGGCTTCTGATTCAGCCAATATCGCAGCCGCATCTGAAGCAGCGTTAACAGCTGCCACAATAACTGGATTTCCTTTTAGATATTCTTCTACAACATCGTCGGGAATATCGCTGCTACTACCCCCGCCACCTATAGGCGTATCGGTAGGCTTACCGTTAATGTAGACATTTTTGGCATCTACTTCCATAGTTTCGATAGTCGTAACGGTCATAGACTTCTGGTCTAGTCGTAAACCTTTTTCAGCGAATAAAGTCTCAATAGGTACTTTAATCTTTAACTGATTAAGTAATTCTTGAATTCTAGTGATTGTTCCAGGCCAATCTGCGAACGGGTCGCCCACCAATTCGTCTAGACTGTCTAACAATAACGCCAATTCTTTCGCGGCGGATTCTGCCTTTATTAACTGGCCTTCGAGAATGATTGCCCGCTTTACGTCTTCATCCAAAATAGCCTGCATAAGTTCTAAACGTAAACGCTCAACGTCGTTAATTTGTCCGCCTAATGCTGCGGCAATCTGTACGCGCTCTAGGTCAAAACGTTGTGCAATCTGGCCTAATATGCCTTCTTCTTTCTTTTTCTTGTTTAAGGCTTCCTGGCTTTTAACTTGTTTCTTTGTTAATGCCAATAATTCTCTAGCACGTTTAGCTGCGTCGGCTTCGGCTTTAGCGCGAGCACGGTCTATCTTTACTTGAGCATCTGTAGAAGCTGAAACAGTCATAGGAGTCTTAAATGGTGCTGGCTTAGTCGCGCCTAACGAAGCAAATGCCTTAAAAAGATTACCTTCACTAATTAAAGCGGTACCGAATTCACGTACCATTGAACTATAGGAACTTAGACTTTCAAATGCAGCTATTAGTCTTGCAACACCTCGCGTACTATCTGCAACACTATCGCCAAACGCATCCATAGCACTAGTACCGCCAGCGATACCTTTTTCGCCTTGTAAGATGGTGAAAGCGTCTACTAAACCTTTACCTATTGTTTCTTGCATATTGGCATAAGCCACATTAAGAATAGCGACCTTACCGCTATAGGTATCTAGATAAGCTGCATTCTGTCCCGCAAATTGTTTAGCCAATAGTGCTTGAACGTCTGCAAATGCGGCAGTTTGTAGTTCTGCACGTGTTAACCCGATATTATATTTAGCAAGGCTACGTGTGTTACCCACATAAGCTTTACTCAAATCACCCGCAACAGTAACTACGTCCGTTCCAGAACCCGCGGCTACGTCTAATGCAAGGCCTAGTAATTCCTGAGCTTTAGTAACTGAGCCAGTCGTGGTCAATAACGATTGAAATGCGGGACGGAGCTGGTCATCTAAAACACCGCTAGCAGCCTCTACGTCCGCTAAGAATGCAGTTACGCGTGCATCTTCGAATGCTAGACCGAGATTACCTAAAGTTTGTGTTAGTCGAGTCGCGGCACGTTGGTCTTCTTCAAATGCTTTTACGGAAGCTTTACCGAACTGTACTACTTCGCGAACCGATAAAACGGTTACTAAAGTTTTACCTAAGCTCTTAAGATTTCTTTGTAATGAGGTTGTGGCTTTGTCGGCTTGCTTAAATCCTTTGTCCTTAAATTCGGACGCTATGTCAATACGAATAGCCATTATGCGGCCTTTCTCGTTGAGGTGCGCTGCCTAAATGCCGTAGAAGCTTTCTCAATAGCTCTCATTACTGAGTCTAGAGCTTTACCGCTATTTTCAGCGTAAGCAGCATACAAAATGCGACCACGACCGCGGCTAAATTTGTCATATTGCTTTAATGGACCAATGCCATTCATGGCACCTACAAATATCCGACCAGCATTCGGGTTATTGCTCTGTCCTATATTTTTGAAGCTTTGACCGTATTTTCTTCCAGCCTTCTGTGTACGTCCGTAAGGATTGACGCGACCTGCCCATTCAGCGATAGCACCTGCCGCATCGCTATTAAATAAAGAATATAAAGCTGAAAACCCCTGGCGGTTACGCTTAGTGGCGCCCATCTTGTAGGTAATACCGCGCCGTATCATCGTAGAGTTGAATTTCGGAAACTCTCGTATCTTTGATGTGCGGCTAGTAACTTCTGCGCCTGTGTCGGCCCAATTGTATAAATTTCCAGGTGGCGTGCCAGGTATTTTATTACGAGCTGCATCGCGTACTTCTTTTAATGCTACGCGAATTTCTGCATCCATTTGAGCGCGCAGGTCAGGGGCGAATTTCTTGAGAGCTCTTTTAAGCTCTGGTACGCCTTCGACCACGACTGGCATTTTCCCGCTCTTTCGCCTGTTGTTTCAAAACCTCGTAAAAGGCCTTGAGTAAATCTAAATCCATGTTAATAAATTCGCTAGGCGCGATACCCGTGTGTACCGATAGTTGGGCTATACGATACGTAAAGCTATCGCGCGTTAGCCATTTGGGGAGTTGTCCGCCAATACCTCGACGGCTTGCAGAGTCTCCAGAAACGCTAGGCCAAAAGGCTTAACGTCTGGAGCATCTGCACGGCGTAGACATTCCCAGGCTAGCCAGTAAATATGTTCCTGTTTTTCATCTTCCCTAAAAGCCTTGTGAAAGCCTTTACGAAATTGTTGTTCGAAAGCGTACTCGATGGCTGGAGTAAGCTGGTGCGTACTCTGTGTACCATCTGCCCTAGTAATTTTCAAGCTAGCCATTGTTGCCCCTTATCTAATTTTTACCAGGTGCCTGAGTCGGCAACTGTCACTGCTGAGTTTACTGTAAACGTAATGTCCATAGTGGCCATGTCGCCTGTAGCACCATTAATTGGTGTGAGGTTGTTTACAAGAAGGTCGCCAGTCCAGAGTTTGTTAGTCGCTGATACAGCGGTAGCCTTATCCTGGATTAACTTCCACGCTACGGTTGTACCGTAAGCATCTGACAATGTGTCAAGTACGGAAGCTGCTGCCTGGTCGTTCAAGAACGACACGGTGATAGTTGCGGACTCTAGTCCCTTTACAAATTTGTGAGCTGTGTCACCCATCGCAGTTACTTCGAGTTCATCGAATGCTTGGTTCAATGTGACAGAGGTCACATGGTCGGACAAGTCTACAGAAGCAATCTTTAGTCCGACTTTGTTATTTAGCGTAATCGCCATGATTACTCCTCATCTTTCTTTGGTTGTTTTTCTTGTTTCTTTTCAGCGGGCTTTACCTGACCGATTTTGGCAAGGAAAGCTTCGCGTTCTTTGTCTACCTCAGCCATTTTAGCTCCAATCTGATAGAACGCTGATAGTTACCTCACCTGAGAGAAGTTCTCCCGCTGTACCTTGTAGAACAGCTGGCGCGGTAAAAGTTCCTAATGAATAAGCCAGGTTAGACGCTTCTAGCTTATTGACAATATTCAAATAAAAGTCTTCAATGTTAATTAGGTTGCCTTGATTATCGAACATAGGCGCAAGAACAATAAGCTTAAAGTTAACCTTCGGCTTGACAGTTTTGTAATGGTCGTTCGAAGGCTCTATGTATGGGTCGCCTGGCTCTACTACGATTGAGTTAGCAAGCGGCGTGGCAGGTGGGAAAGAAAACACCTGCCAGGCC